TGCAATGTTCATAAGAGATATTGCACACTACGATGATTCTGGTTACAGAATTTTCGATGATACTGCTACACGTCGTCCATCAATAAGACAAACTTCTGAAACGTTTGTTGGTCTAAATGTAGATAATAACTACGTTGCAACTTATTTCCCAGACGTTTATGTGACTGACTCTACTCTCGGAAGAAAAGTAAAAGTACCTTCATCTATTGCCGCATTCGGAGCAATAGCTCTAAATGACAAGGTTGCTTATCCCTGGTTTGCACCAGCGGGCTTCAATCGCGCATCACTAGACTTCGTAGGAAACGTTCAAGTTCGTCTAAATCAATCAGATAGAGATACACTCTACGATGCACGAATCAACCCAATTGCAACATTCCCATCAGGTGGATTCGTAATCTTCGGCCAGAAGACTCTTCAACTAAAGAAATCTGCTCTTGATCGTGTAAACGTAAGAAGATTGCTTCTTGAAGTCAAACGAGTAGTCAGCGATGTTGCAGGTAGATTGTTATTCGAACAGAACACACCTGCAGTCAGATCCAGATTCATAGGTTCAGTTACACCACAACTCGCTCTAGTTCAGGCACAAGCCGGTATTGAGAAGTTTAGAGTAATAATGGATGATTCAAACAACACACCAGCAGATGCAGAACAAAATAGACTCAATGGTAAAATCATTGTAGTACCAACAAAGACAATCGAATTTATTGCGGTTGATTTTGTAATTACACCATCAGGCGTATCTTTTGAGTAATACATACTCAATAAGGACAAGGAAATAAAATGGCAGAACTTACATACAAGAGTCCCGGCATCGGAACCAGAGAAATTGATCTTTCTGGTCCAACTAGAACAGCACCACAAGGAACGCCCGCTGGTGTTATTGGGACATCTCTTCGCGGACCAGCATTCGTACCAATTACAGTAGCAAGCTTTACTGATTTCGTTTCAAAGTTTGGTGCAACTGATGGTGAAAAGTTTGGTCCTCTTGCAATGAACGAATGGCTAAGGTCTGCTAAGGCAGGTACTTACGTAAAAGTGCTTGGTATCGGTGACGCTACTAAAAGAGTGGCAACTGAACCTAACGTGGGTAAAGTAAATAACGCTGGTTATGTTGTTGGTTCTGCACAAGTGCAAGTATCTGGTGATCTTGGTGTCAATCCTTACGCATTTTCAACAACGAACATAAATCTTGGACGTACTCACTTTCTTGGTCACTACGTATCAGCATCAGCAGGTAGCACATACTTATCAGAAGCAGGCTCTCAATCATCTGCAACTGCAGTTCAGCTTCTTCGTGGCGTAATGTTCGCAGCATCCGGCGTTTTACCCGTTCTATCAAGCAGCAATCCTGCAGCAAGTAACAATTTACCAGCCACTACTGTACCAGCTCAAGCGTATGGTCACATTACTGGAGCAATAAGACTGAGCAACGGCTCAACAACTGGTCTTCAGGAGTTCACGCTTCTACTTTCTGGTCACAAAGCAACCTCTACTTATCCAAACATTCTTACTGCAAGTTTTGACCCAGCAGCTCCTAACTATTTCGTATCTATTTTCAACTCAGATCCTACATTGACTGAGCAAGCGGGTCATTACCTTTACGCAAATTATGACGTGTATTCAGCGCTTGCTATTCCAACTGGTTCAGGAGTGGCATCCATGATTGATGCCAACGGCGTCTTCCTTACTGGCAGCGTTTCTGGTGTAACAGAAGAGATTGCGTTCTTGGTTGCTGGTACTGCAGCACACAACACTGGTTCAACAACAGTACCAAACTTTGAAGGATTTGAAGACAGATTCCAACATGCAGTTTCACCATACGTAATCTCACAAGACTTTGGTGGCGAATCAGTAGATTTGTTTAGAGTGCATGCTCTTGACGACGGTTCTTACTCAAACACTAAATTCAAAATCTCAATCAGAGGTATTACACCATCAACTGATCCAACATCAGATTATGGTTCGTTCGATCTTTATGTAAGAGATTTTGGCGACAGCGATGATCTACAGGTAGTTCTTGAATCATACGTTTCAGTCAATCTAAATCCATCATCTGACAGATTTATCGGAAGAATAATCGGTGACATGAACACCTATTACGATTTTGATAGAGTGGCAGGATCACAGAAACTTGTTACAGACGGTATCTACCCCAATCTATCATCTCTAATCAGACTTGAAATTTCTGACGATGTAATAAATGGCGAAATCCCAGCAAATTCACTTCCAATGGGATTCCGCGGTGTCAATTACTTAAACATCTCTGGCGCTTCGCAACTACAATCTGTTGCATCTTCAGTGAAGATGATACCAATACCAATGAGAAAGACACTAGCTCTTGGAACTGGCACCGCTGCTTCTCCCGGTTCATACTTTCATTGGGGCGTTCAGTTTGAAGTGAATAACTCGCTAAGCGAACCTAACAAAAACACATACGTCGATAACACCATTTCATCATTTACGAAGTACTTTGGTAACTATCTCACCGTAACTGCAAATCAGATGACGTCAGCAAGCGCAGATACATACAGCAACAACAAATTCACGCTTGAAAATGTTCAAATCATTACATCATCAGTAACTTCGCTTGCTGACTCAAATTACTGGGTATCTACAGCTTATTCAAGAAATGGAACACTTGGTGCTGGTTTCAGCAAGTTTGTAACAACTACTGATCTAGCAGACATTTCTACACGCAGATTTATGAAGTTCAGCTTCTTTGTTCAAGGCGGTTTTGATGGCACGAACATTTTCAATAGCGACAAATCAAAACTTCTAAACAACGCGGCAGCAAGAGAGATGGACTTCGTATCAACTCAGTTCGGTCCCGCTGGTCCAACTGTAGCAGCATACAGAAAAGCCATTGACATTCTTACAGAAAAAGCAGACACTGACATTCAGATACTTGCTATTCCTGGTCTAAGAGAACCTGGTGTAACAGACTACGCAATAGACGCAGTAACAAATCGCTTTGACGCAATGTACATTATGGACGTAGAGCAAGTAAATACATTCGATGAAGTTATAACGGGTTCTAGCGACACGGTTTCTGTATCACTTACGTCAAATGGTCTAAGAAACAGACGTCTTGATACATCATTCGCAGCAGCATACTTCCCAGACGTAGTTGTAACCGACCCAGTAACACTAACTAACGTAGTGGTTCCTCCATCAACTGTTGTTCTCGGCGCATTTAGTCTTAACGATTCGCTTGCATACCCATGGTTTGCACCAGCCGGCTTTACACGTGGCGCTTTATCATCAGTAATCGAAACACAGACGAAACTTAACAGAACAAATCTTGATACGCTATACAGCTCAGACATCAACCCAATCACAACAATTGCAGGATCTGCAACACCAGTTGTTTATGGTCAGAAGACATTACTTGCAAGATCATCTGCTCTTGACAGAGTGAACGTAAGACGTCTTCTAATCGAACTTCGTCGTAGAGTAAGAAACGTCGCAAATACAATCTTGTTCGAGCCAAACAGGGCAGCAACACTTGCAAGATTCTCATCGCTTGTTGAACCCATTCTGAAGCAGATTCAGGCACAACAGGGTGTTGATAGATACAAGGTGAAGATCGATACAACTACAACAACTCAGGCTGACGTAGAGAACAATACCATACGTGGGAAAATTTTTATTCAGCCAACCCGCTCAGTAGAGTTTATCTCTCTTGACTTCGTTGTATCGAACCCCAACGTAGAGATTTAGTCTTCTAATTCAGTTAGACGCAAATGGTGAGCGTGAAGTTAGGGCACCCCCAGATCTTGGTAACTCCAAGCTGGTTTGCCACTTCACGCTCACTCAGTTTGTTTTTCTTGTCTGCTCTAACTTTGAATCTGTCAATTCTGACTCTTGTGTCTGTCCACCAAAACCTGTTCGAAGTCGTACCTGATAATGTAAATCCAGACTTCAAATAGTTTGTTGTGACTCCGTGTCTTGAATCAACATGAGTCATAACACTCGAGTAATTGTTTTCTCTTGCATACGTTACAGCTTGTTTTGTAAGTTTAGAAAGCGCACCGTGAACTGTGTGAAACTTTGACGTACAAAAACGCCCTATTTCAAGTTGACCCGCGTACTTTTTGTGAAATGGTTTTCTAAGAGAAATTGCTGCTACAACAACACCTGACTTATCTGCAAGTCCGAACGCGATTTTAGAGTTGTTGTCTCCGTCAATGTGATTCTCGTCAAAAAACTTTCTCTTGTCTTTACTACTCAGCGTCACAATAGAACATTCTCTTGCACCAATTTTGTGTTCAGAAATTCCTAATTTGTGCGCTATCATAGACTTCACAATGTCTTTTTTCTGTTCCCATTCATCGCTGAATACATGAAACAAACGCTTCCCGTTCTCTTCACACAATTTTGATTTCATTGCGTGATAGTCTGGGTGCTTGAACAACTCACTATGAAAATAGAGACCATTGAACTCGATACAGAAATTCTTTGAAACAACATCGATGTCTATTTCATAGGGTGAGATGATGTCTCTATTACAGATGTCTGTTTCAAATCCAAGCGAGTTTATGTATTTACTAATCTCTATCTGGGGTAACGAACCTGCCGGATCGCAAAATCTGCAACGGTTTGCGCAGATTGAGACGAGCGAGTACATCTCTTTGCGATTACATTTTTTACAAAGAAAACTGAGATTTTCTTCATTTTGCGATTTGTATTCGTTAATATCAGTTATCATTTCGAAATTTGTTGCGTGTTCATTTATCCTACGCAATATTTCAACGCTGTTCAATCGTTTTAGTCCATCAAGACGATTGCGACGTTTTGGTTCGTTGAACACAACTTTTAGCGATTCAGACAAATTTCTAAGACCTGCACAATTTTCCTTTGTCAGACCTGTTTGCCACGAAACACGCTCACCAGATACAAACTTTTCGTGAGCACATTTTGCTGCTTCTGCTAATCTTTCATCTGTTTCTTTTGTAAGACCTTTCGACCACTGAATTCTACCGTTATCAAACTGAGATTTGACAGTTACGCTTCTCGTTTTTGCAGCACTTGCAAGTCTTTCGTCGTTTTCTTTTGATAAACCTGCTGACCATCCGACTCTACCCACAAGCGCAGCTTTACGTTTCTCAGTTATCAAATTCGCTTCTTCTTCACTGTACGAAGATTTCAGGTTTGCATTGTGTCCATTTATGAATTTTGTAAATCCCCTCCGCCAGCTAGCAAAAACTGTTTCTTTACCACAAAGATTACAAGCGCAAACAGGATGAACACCGTTCAGAAAAAGCGCTATGTACGCTTCTTTAATTGTTTCGTAACCGTGACTTTGCAGATGAATCTGAAATCCTTTTGATTTTCCGTGCTTGAAGTCACATAATGAACATTCGAATTTTCTTATCGTCATAACCCACCGTTATTATCTGCTACTATAATAACATTACAATGGGTTGTAATTGAACAAAGTAAAATTAATAGTGACACTTTCTACTAAGTAATTTTGAAGACCAAAATTTTAACAGGTCGGGAGAATTACTATGGCAGAGACACTTTCAGTAACGGACATGCTTCCGAATCGCTTTGAACCAAAACGCAAATTTCGCTGGATTCTAGCAATTGAAGGCATTGACGCATTCCTCATCAAATCAACTGCACGTCCACAAATCGATATTAGTCCAACTGAAATTCACTGGATTAACACAGTGCGTTACATTGCAGGTAAGGCAAAGTTCGGTACAATGTCAATAACTCTTTATGACCCAATCGCACCTTCAGGCGCACAGCAAGTCATGGAATGGATTCGTACTCACTATGAATCAGTTTCCGGCAGAGCAGGTTATGCAGATTTCTACAAGAGAGACATTCAACTGAAGTTGTTAGACCCAGTTGGAACGGTAGTAGAACTTTGGGATGTAAAAGGTGCTCAAATTACGTCAGCAGCTTATGGCGATCTTGACTATGGCACTGAAGACGCAACTGAAATTGCATTGACCATCCAGATGGACAACTGCGTACTGCAGTTCTGATTTAGCAGACTAAGGTTACTTCTGCAGTTTCGTAATTTAGTTTATGAAACTGCAGTTGTTTAACAATCTACCTTTACGACTGTACCGAATGAATAGTATTCTTTATGGTATTTGAGTACAGGTGTAGAAGATGCGAATTTAGGTGTAAGCACGAAAAGATTTTCGTAAAACATCTATCTGATTTACACTCTAAAACTGATAAAGAAGAGTACATAGAATTTGTTCTCAAGGGAGTTCAACCTGTTTGTGCTTGTGGGTGTTTAGAGCAGCTTCCTTGGAAAGGGTGGAAGCACGGATTCCCAAATGTTCATCGTGGTCACAATGCTAGAATTTATTCTTCGTTTAGTGACAAAAAAGTAATTGAAAAAATGAAAATCTCTCGTAAAGAGTCGTTTGAATCAGGTGCTCATACTTCTTGGAACAAAGGACTAACTTCAGAGACAGATGAACGATTAGCGATTTCAGCAAGAAAGAATTCAAAAACCTTAAGAGACGGTTACGAATCAGGCAGATTAGTATCTTGGCAAACAGGACTTGACAAATCAAACTCAAGCGCTCTTTCAAAGATGTCTGAAACAAAGAAAAGAAAATTCAAAAGCGGTGACTTGAAAAGTTGGAACAAAGGAAAAACAAAAGAGAATTGTTTGTCTCTTGCGTCAGCGTCAATGAAAATAAGTGAATCGTACAGAAAAAGAATCGCAGGAAAAAGATTATCACCTGATGAAGTCTTGAAAAGGATACACGCCGCTGGATTTGAACTTGTTGACTCGAATTACGATGGTTACACGAAGCGTAGAGTAAGAAGAATTAACGTGTTACATAATAAATGTAACAAAACTCAATCACGTTCACTCGCCTCTATAGAATCGGGTCACTGCATTTATTGTAATTCGACCGTGTCATTGGGACAATCTGAGATTGAAGAGTTTGTCAAATCTCTTGGCTTCAATCCAGAGATTTCGTCAAGAACTGTAATCGCTCCTCGCGAAATAGACATTTGGATTCCTGAAGCGAAACTTGGAATTGAATACAACGGTCTTTACTGGCATAGTGATGTTATTCGTGACGCTTATTATCACGAAGAAAAGACACTCGCTATGATGAGAACAGGCAACAAACTATTTCACGTCTTTAGTGACGAGTGGACTGACAAACGTGAAATAGTAGAGAGCATGATTCAATCCAGACTTGGAATCTGTAAGAATAAAATTGGTGCTCGTCAGTGTGAAATTAGAATTCTTGATAAAGATACTCGTAGCGATTTCTTTAACAAAACGCACTTAGACGGTGATACGCGAGCAACAATAGCGTTTGGACTTTACTACAAGAATGAACTATTATCTGCGATTTCTCTCAGACGTCCATTTCATAAAAAGTGGTCAAACAAATTAGAGGTAGCTCGTTTTTCAACTCTACGTGGGTGGTTAGTGATTGGTGCTCTTGGGAAATTATCATCTCATTCTTTGAACTATGCAAAACAAAAAGAGCTTGAAGGATTAATCACTTACGTTGATACAAGACACGGAACTGGCGATTCTTATAAAAAAGCCGGATTTACTGTTTTCGGTAAAACAACACAGAGATTTTGGTGGACTGATTTTCGTAACAGATTTGACAGATTCTCAATTCGTGCTGACAAATCTCGTGGAATGACGGAAGCTGAAGTCGCAAAAGAAGCAGGTGTCATTAGAATTTATGGATGTCAAAACATCGTATTTTTAATGTCATAAATAATTTACCTTGTAAGTTGTCAGTATAAAATCACATTTAAGGAGAAACTTTGTCAAATAGAAATGAACGTAATCAAGCTGTTACCGGTGCAGCACCTGGCGCATTCCAATCACGCGATGCTATGAAAGACGATTTTGGATTTGAAATTCCCACAGAGTCAGTTCCACTACCATCAGGTGGTGTAACGTATCCAGTTGAATCTTCGCTACACGGTAAAAGCACTGTTGATGTAAGAGCAATGACTGCTCGAGAAGAAGACATTTTAACGTCAAGAGCGCTTATCAAGAAAGGAACTGTTATAACTGAACTTATCAAATCTTGCTTGATAGATAAGAGTATTGACGTTTCAAGCATGTTATCTGGTGACAGAAACGCACTAATGGTTGCATTACGAATTACTGGCTATGGCGCGGATTACAACGTTGAAATTGACTGTCCTGCTTGTCAGCATCGTTCTAAGCAGACATTCAACCTATCAGAACTTGCAATCAAACCTCTTGATCTTGAACCCGTTACTATCGGACAAAATCTTTTCGAAACTACACTCCCGGTAACAAAGAAAGTAGTTAGATTCAAATTCCTCACTGGTGCTGACGAAGAAGAAATTATGATCATTCAAGAGAGAAAGAAGAAAGCAGGCGGAATGTCTGATAATCTCGTTACTACTCGTCTTCAATTCTCTCTTATGGCTGTAGACGGTAAAACTGACAAGAACCTTGTCAATTCTTTCATCAGAAACATTCCTGCACGTGATTCACTAGCGTTGCGCACATGTATCGATAAGCACGAGCCTGGTATTGACATGAAGTCGTTTATGGAATGTACTTCTTGCGCAGAGTCTAGCGAGGTGAGAATTCCCCTCGGGGCCTCATTCTTTTGGCCTGACGCCGGGTGATAAGGAAATCTTCTTAGAACATTCGTTTCTTCTTTCGTATTACATGGGAATGAGTTATTGGGAGTGTTACAACATTCCCGTTTCATTCAGAATTTGGTTCATAAGAAGAATTAATGAAGAAATCAAAAGGACGAATAAAGACGGAGATGGTCAGTCACGTGCCGCCCACCACAATTCTCCAGAAGTTAGAGAAATGCAAGGTAGAGCAAGGGCACAAGTTCCGTCTAAGCTAAGAAGGTTTACATAGTACGTTAGTAGCGTAATAAATAAGATTATGGAACCTGAACTAAAAAAATCAATTCTTGAGTATGTTCTTGGAAAAAGAAAGAAATTAGAAATTTCTGGCCCACCTCGTCTTGTTGCTACGCTTTATGAAGCAATCGAATCTTCACGTAATCTTCTTGAAGATTTGAGAAAAGGTGTTAGTCAAAAGATTCTAAAAGAATCATTGGATAAAAGACAAAGGGCTGCAGCAAGATACAAAAAAATAACTGGCGAAGACTGGAGTGTCTGAGCATTCTCTCGTTTGTGATTATAATGTGAGGAATTAGTCTTTGGCGTCACCTGAGTTAGATAACCTCAAAATACAGCAAGAAATTAATGCTGCGATAGCTGCAAGAGGGAAACTTCTAACATCGCAAACATCGCTTATTGCTGATCAAACAGAGCTTGCGATAAAGTTTTGCAAGGCGATGAAGTGTGAAGGTATAGACGAAATCTCTGACAGAATTACAGAGATTCGTGCAGGATTAGAAAGTGCAGGTAGAGCAGCAACAAGCGCAACTGATGGAATAAAAAGCGTAACTGCTGGTCTTGGTTCTGCAGCAGGCGGCGCAGAAGATCTAGCTACAAGCATTGATAAAGTTCAAGGTTCGCTAAAGGACGCTGAAGATGAAATTGAACGTATTAGCAAGTCTATTAACAAAGCATTTGGTAAGGGAGTGTCAGTTGTTGGTGGCTTTGCAAAAGGACTTGGTTCAGTTGTTGAAAGTGTCTGGAACATAGGTTCTGCAATATTAGATATTCCTCTTGCCGTTTTTGATATGATGCTTGGCAAAGCTGCTGAACTAGCATCAGGAAGTTATGCTGTTGCTACAGCATTAGAAAAAGTACGCGGTCAATACGGTGATATAAGCAAAGGCTTTTCTAAGCAAGTTGCAGAAGGTAGCAAAGATATTGGTAAAAGTTTAGGTAAAGCTGGCTTGTCAATATCTAAAGTTTTTGGTCATGGCCCTGAAGGAACTGCTGCAGCAATTCAAGCTTCACTTGATATGGCTACTGCATTAGGCCCTGCAGCTAATATTCTGGGTAAAGAGTTTAAAGACGTAGCTGGTGACCTTGTAACCTTTCAGAAAGGTCTTGGTGTAACAAACGAAGATATGAAAGCGTTTGTTTATGCTTCTAAAGCAGTTGGTACAGACGTTATAAAAGATCTTGAGATGGTCGCTAAAATCTCTGAAGACATGGCTAGTAAGTTTGGTATGTCATCTAAAGACATCGCTAGAGACATGGCGCTACTCACAACACAATCTGGTAAATTCGGCAGATTAACAAAAACTGCAATGGCTGCAGCGTCAGTTACTGTTCGTTCATACGGTCTTGAACTGAAAGACGTAGCAGGAATTCTTGACCAATTCTCTGATTTTGAGTCAGCTGCCACAAACGCCTCAAAAATGTCACAAGCGTTCGGCGCAGCAATCGATCCAATGAAATTGATGAAGGAAGAGAATCCAGCAAAAGCATTCGAATACTTACGCAAGCAAATGTTGGCTGCTGGTAATGACGCTTCTACGTTTAACAAAGCACAAATAAAACTTCTTGCTACTCAAACTGGTATGGACGAGAATCTTGTACGAACTGCGTTTTCTGCAAAAAATGTCGGTAAATCATACGAACAAATCCAGAAAGAGTCAGAAAAGAGCGGCAAAAAGCAAAAATCTCAACAAGAGATTATGGAAACTCTTGGAAAATCAATTGAAAAAGTTGTAGAAGCATTACAACACTCAGGAAGTTTCTGGGCAGAATTTGTTTCAGGATTTGGTGAAGGCGTCTCAAAGGCCGGTCCAATGAGAGATGTGTTAAAGGACTTGGGCGGCGCTTTGAAAATGATACGTCAGATGGGAAGGGCCGTTGGTGAGGTATTTGTCCAGGCCTTCCCTGGCGTCAAAGACATGCTTGGCGCGATGCATGACTTTTTTAAGTCAGATAATTTTTCCAAGAACATTGAGGGATTCAGGAAATCAATCGCAGATTTCTTTCAAGATCTTAACAAAGACCCAAAAAAGGCATTTGAAAAGTTTTATGACAATATAAAGAAAAAATTCTTTGATATGTTTGATGGTAGCTCATCTACGGGTTCAAAATTCGCTGATGGTGCTAAGAAATTTGTTTCTGCACTCAGTGGTATAATAGCTGGTATGGTAAATGTTGTTGGTAAAGCACTAGCAGATGGTCTAAAACAAATAATTGAGTTCATAAAAAATCCTGATGCTGCTCTTAATGCAGTAGGGGGAATCGGCAGCACATTCTTAGGACCGATTGTTGCATCATTTATGGACGTTGCACCAGCTCTTGGTGATGCAATCTTAGAGATTCTTGAGCTAATGTTTTTGAAGTTTGCTCCCAAATTAGCCTTAATTCTCGGTGCAATTTTTGCGCTTAGTATAGGAAAGGCGTTTCTTGCTGGAGCTGTTTCTGCTGCTGGTGGCGC